CTCCGAAACGTGTCATGCGTCACCGCCGGGTTCACGCTTGTGGGTTGAGTCGGCGTGGCGTCTTGACGATGCATGGACCACCTACACCAAGAGCCTTGAGCGGGACAAGATAGCTGCACGTCACGACATGGGAATGAGCATAGTTCCATCTGACATGAGCAGGGCGACTCATTGCGCGGGGATATTTGATAGCCTTGAGGGTGGGGCTGAGCCTCCGGGGCAACCCGTGTCTGAGGTCATAGGCCGTTCGTCGAAGGCGGAGTGTATTTGTGGTGAGCCGTTCGGCCATCCATTATCTGAGTGTAAGTCAATAGCCACGGCCCGCGACGCGCTGGTTGAGGCGGCGATAGATTGGTATACGGTGACTGGAATTGTTATTGAGGCGGCAGAAGAGGCGGGAGAGTCTTCGTTGAATTTGAACGATAAGGTTCGCGCCTACCGCCGTGCGTTGACCGGCGAGAAGGGCGGTGCGTGATGAAAATAGTTGATAGTAACACCAGAAGAGGAAGAGGCTTAGCGGGTGAAGGTGTGGGGAAAGCAGAAGTTGGATGACTGACGTTCCCTTCAAGGTGATCCCGATGTCTGAGGTTGTGCCCTCCGAGGAGACGAAGAAGGTCATCAACGTCATAGATGCGGTTGCGCCTACGGCAACGCGCTCAGATCACTTATCGGCGGTGTTATTGCAGCATGGGTTGGGACCAGAGTTTGTGGCAGCGCAGTTGAAGGAATTGTCGGAAGCAAGTTCAACAACTTGGAAGCCGGAGTGGGACGAGGAGAAGAAGGCTTGGGTCCGCAACGAAGTTACGACACCCGACTACAAGGCCAAAGAGTTTGTGTTGCGGTATCTGAAAGAAGTCCACGGTTGGGAGTTCAAGGAGAAGGGCGTCAAGGAGGGTAATGTCCCGGCTGTGTATTTACAGGTGGTCAACGATTTCCGCACGAATTCCAAGGTGATGTCACCACGGGACTTGGGTGCGCGGGTTGGAATTGTGATAGACGATATGGGGAATGTGGTTAAGGAGGGCGATGGAGGGTCAGACATCAGCGATCCAGCAAGCTACTCCTGAAGATTTAGAGAAGTATCTATTTGAACAGGAATTGCGGCGTTGGCGGGAGGAGGAGTTCCTTCGGTTTTATAGGCCGCAGTCTTACCAGTTGGCGTTCCATGAGTCTGTGGCGCACCGGCGATTGTCACACGGTGGAGTGCGTAGCGGCAAGACGCTTACGAATTTGGTTGATATAGTTTGGCGGTGCATGGGCCTTGATTTTGGTACGTCCTGGGCTACATGGACACCGTCGTTTTTACATTCGATCAAAACACCGCAGTATTGGCGCGTTGCTGGACCGGGTATGCAGGAGCATGTCCTGAAGGTGTTGATCGAGTGGTTGCGGAAGATTTGCCCACGAGACACGCTGGAGGGGGATCGGTTCAATTACAGCACTCAGACGCACCAGTTGCGGTGGAAGAATGGGTCGTGGATTGAGGCGATGTCGTATGACCAGGAAGAGGGTAAGGGTGCTGGCCGTCCGTTGCATGGGTACCTGTTGGACGAGTCGCACAAGGCACCGAAGTATTTTCGCAAGCAGTGTAATAACCGTTTGATCGACTTTGATGGGCTGGGATTTGCGTCCGGGTGTCCCGAGGATGGGATTACATGGGAATATGATTGGTACGACAAGGCTCATAATGGCGATCCAGACACTCAGGCGTACCAATTCCCGACGATTGAGAACAAGTATTTGCCGAAGGGTGCGATTGAGCGGATTAAGAAGGACTACGATTTCGACGAACGGATATTGCGGGTTGTGTTGTATGGTGATTTTGTCGCTATTGGCGGATTGATTTACGAGATGTTGCACTCGTCGATTCACAAGCGAGAGGCGAAAGACATTGGGGTTCAACCGGATTGGCCGATTTACGTGTCGATAGACCCCGGCATTCAGAAGGCTCACGCGGTTATTTGGGGGGCCGTGGGCCCTGGACGCCAATTCCACGTATTCCGCGAGGCTTCGATTGGCCGGGATACGCAGACACAGACGATGAAGGAGTTGGCTTGGGCTATTCGTGACAAGTCGCGGGATGAACGGATACATGGATTCTGTTTTGATCCCAACTGGAACTGGAATAACCGTGTTGCCACCAACAAGTTAGACGAACCCTACAACCTTGAACGCGAGTTACGAACTGCCCTAAAAGAAGTTGGGTATGAGGATGTCCCCCTGATTCCGGCTCGTAAGGATCGCGTTGCGTGGTTTGGGATTGATGAAGTGAAGAAGTATCTTCGGAGTAATGAGACGATCAAAAGGCCGCTTTTGACGTTTTCGCACGACGTTCCAGAGACTTGGCAGCAGATGGCATCCTATCAGTGTATCCCTCAGAAGCAGACCCAGCAGAATGACCATCGACCCCGGATTCGCAAGGTTGACGACGATTTTTGTGATGCTGTACGATATTTGTTGACATCCCCAGGTGTTGAATACGTAGGTTATGGTGGGGGGGGAGTTGTACTTAGTGAGGTTGTTGAAGATGAATATGGGGTAGCGTGGTGAAATATCCACTTGACGTTGATAATCTGGTCACATGCCTTGGTGTTATGGTCAATATGAATGGCGGAGAAATTGTTATTCCACGGAATGAGCGTGAACTGATTGATGTGCGAGAGTTAAGCATTAATTTTAATTCCAATACAGGAACAGTAACAATCAGGTTGACACCGCAACCAGAGGAAGACTGGGGGAGTTGCGATGTCTGAAGAATTGGTAACTATTGACCAGCGCCCAATATATCAGGGTGAACCGGGAGATCCGTGGCATTCCCGAGGGATTAAAGAACGCGCCACGCAGACAGTATTCTGGTGTTTGTCACAATCTGCCAGTCACTACGAGAGACTGAGGCGGAATCAGTCGGACTTCTTTGATCGATACACGAATCAACCAGTAAAACTACGGAAAACAAGCCGGAAACGGTCTAATATCCCATCGGGTAGGGCACCAGAGATCATTGACACTTTTGTTTCGGACCTAATGACAATGATTGAGAAGGTGAATCCACTGGTTTCGGCCTTGCCGAATGAAGTAACGGATCAAAATGGTGCGGATATTGCTCAAAGACTCATACAATACAACTTTGAGAACTTCACGCCGACGATGGGGTGGTGGCCGGTAGTCGAACAGGCTGTTACCGGGGCTGCAATCTATGGTTCAACGCCCAATAAGCTGATGTGGGAAACTCGATACGTCAAAGTCCCGCGTTTTGACAAGCAAAGACTGAACAATGTTCCTGATTTTGAGAGTGTCCCGTCTTATCGGGGACCAGTGGCGGTGTCGATCTTCATTTTCGACCATTTCCCGCATCCACACAAGGTTTGGGCAGATGATTTGTACCCCCAGGTTCACTTGTCATGGCAGAGTTTCAGCGATCTGAAGGCTCTGGAGGCACCCAACGGGCCATATACGGACGTTGACAAGATTATCGAACTGAAAGACATGAAGACTTCACTCGAAGAGTCTGCAATTGAGGGGTTACGTGTTGCGATGGGAGACATGTACGAGCGAACCGATCAACGTCAACGTCTTGGGTGGACCTCGGATTCCCGGTTGGCACCAGACGGTGTGTTGATTCTTGAATGCGAGTGTATGTTTCGCACGAATGTTGATTATACGGATTCACGCGGTCGGTTGCATAAGGGGTCGGAACCTATTCGGACCATCATTACTCTGGCGAACGGTATTCCGATTAGGGTCGGCCCCTCCCCCTTGCCTACGGGAGATTCTATCTGGGGGAACACTAAGATCAATCATGTCCAAGGGCAATTCTACGGGCAATCGGTTCTCCAGAAAGTAAAGGCGCAGATCCACGTTGAAGAAGTCGCCTTGAACATGTGGCTTCAGTCGATGGGACAGATACTCAATAAACCCAAGGTGATTCGGCCAGACTTACTTCGTGGTGCCCAGTCGGTTGACGATCAACCCGGTGGTGTTATTTTAGCCAAGCCGGAGGCAGATGTTCGTCAGGTGATGTATGAGATTCAGACTTCCCCGGTTGGTTCTGAGGCATTACAGTTGATGTCTTATGCCTGGGGACGTTCGGAGGGGGTAAGCGGTGCTACGGATCTAAAACAAGGTCGCCTTCCGACTGGAGAGCGTACCGCTACCGCCTCCAACATCGCGTTCTCTCAATCGTCCAAACGATTCCGCCATGCTTTGATTTGGTTCGGCGTGACGACGTTTAGTCCTTGGGCAAAGAAGATGTGGGCATACAACCAGACCTATCTGGATACCCCATACGCATTCAGAATTCTTGGTGAAGATGCCAATGAGATATTGACGCTGACCCAGGCCGAACTCGGGATGAACCCCGACTTCCGGTTTATGGGTCCAACGCGGGACGAGAACGAGGGTGTGGTTGTTGTCCAATTGCAGTCCATGTTGCAGAGGTTGACTCCATTTATGATGTTGCCGTGGGGACAGAATGCGGCCAAGGAGTTCATTATTCAGATTGCCCAGCGTCAGGGGATCATTGATCTTCCGCGTTTTAAGAAGATGATTGAATACGAGGGTGCGCCGTCCATTCCACTGGATGTGCAAGCCCAACTCGCTGCCGGTCAAGAGGGGGGGGCCGGTGGTGGGAATCAGACAATCGGGGCCGCACCTACTGGGGCTGGTCGTCAGGATAGACGTGGGAAAAATCAGTCAGGAACGACAGGTTTGGGTCGGGCTTTGGCGCAAAAATTAAAGGGGTAATATGTCGGAAGAGAAGAAGGTTTGTCGTGAGATCGTAACTGTTGGATTGCCACTTCCTAATTTGCTGGAGTATACGGCGGACGTGTCTCGTGAAACGCGAGAGTGTTTGAATAACATGAAACACTTCTCAAAGAAACATGGGGTTGAGACGCATGAGATCAGGGCACGTAGTATCAATGTCGCCGCTAATCATTCCAGTCTAGTTGAGAAGATGATTGGTGACTGGATTCTGATTGTCGGGTCCGATCATTCGTTTTCTCCAGAAACACTCGTCAATCTTCTTGATGCTACTCAGGCTCCGCCATATCCCAAGATTCTGGGAACGATTTGCAATTACCGTGTTGCACCGTATCGTTGGACAAATGGGGTGGCCGACGAATCCGGAGAACGGTTCTTTCCTCTTGTGCCATACTACAACGTCGATCCTGCGATTATGTCATCCGGTGAGATACAGGAAGTTGATGTTGTCGGATCGGGTGTGACGCTTTATCATCGCAGTGTATTTGATACGGTGCCATATCCGCATTTCACTTATGAACCGCGCCGTCCAAGTATGTTGGAGATCGAAGAGGTGTTGCGGGATTGGGATGGCGATGAACGGTTCGACGAGATGCTGGAACGGCTATCGGGGAAAATTGGCGAGGATGATAGGTATGCCTGTGATGACACTCCCGGAATCAGTTATCATTTAAGTGATGCAGATGCGATACGCTTGAAGGAGAAGGCTAAGGGTCTTCGCCGCTTGCTTGCCAAGTTCCGTCGTCCATCGTCAATCGGTATGGACTTCCAGATTTGTCTCAAGGCAAGGGATTATGGAATCAAGTCATACCTTCACTGGGGTGTACAGACGCATCATCTCACTCTTGAACACACAACTCCATTGCGGTATGTCCAGTGGGTTGAGAGTGATCGAAAGAACTGGAAAGGCGAGGTGATGTCTCGCAATGATCTGACATTTGAAAGTATTGCAGTTGTTCGCAAACTTGAAGAAGACGCAAACAGGAAACGAAAAGAGTGGGAAGAGGAAGTTAGAAAATATAGAGAGGAAGAGAAAAATGAAGCTGATTCAGAAGGGATCGGAGTGGACGATAGTGGACGACAAGGGGAACGAATTGTCGTCACACAAGACGAGCGGCCAAGCGCAGAAACAACTGAACAAGATGCAAAAATCGAAGATCACTGAACAGGAAGATAAGCGCGGCCCAGTGCGACCAAAGCGTGTATTCTAATGATATGGATTATGGCCATAGCGGTTCTGTCTTTCATTTACGGCTTTATTGGTTTGGCCGCATACAGAAACTACAAACATTCGAGGAGGATAGGTGAGAATCGCCGTAACGTCGGTCGCATGTGAGAATTTAGCGAAACACAATGTTGCCAAACCGAATGGGTGGAGGTATTTCACCATCCATGATCGTGTAAGGATCAATGAGTGGAATCCCAATATGGTTGTGTGCCTGGGATGGTTTTGCACGGGATGGTCTGAGTGGCAGAATCACAAGGCTTGTTTTGGTGACACAAAGAAGATCATCATCCAATGGGTTGGGAGTGACATTCTTGTTTTGAAGCAAGCGTATGATCGTGGCCACAAGGCGATTGTGGAGTGGTTGAAAGACCCCCGCTTCCTACATGTAGCTCCCACGCAAGAGTCTATTCAAGAGATGGCATGGACTGGATTCAAGTTCTATGGTCCGGTTGATGTACCGGCAGAACATTTGATTGATCCACAACCGATGCCGGAGAAGGTGCGGTTGGCTATATACATGCCACCCAATAGACAGGACTTTTACGGGATCAAGTTGATGATCGACGTTCTGCCAAAGTTCAAGGACGTTGACATTGTGTTCTACCATTGGCTTCCCCAATCAGAGGGGTTGCAATATGGTCGTCGGCACGAAGAGCATTTCGCGCTTACACGCGAAGAGTATGAAGAGAAGATACTGGCCGGGTGTTCTGCCCTTGTTCGTATTCCCGTGCATGATGCTGGATCAATTTCGGTTGGAGAGTTTTTGATGGCTGGGAAGCCGGTGATTACAAATCAGTCACTTCCTCATTGGAAGTATGGGATCAAGGGCAACCTTTACGTGACTGAGACTGGAGATGCGTTTGCATTGGCTCCAGGTGCACATAAGAAATTTGAGGCTGAGGTTGCCCGCATTATCGACTTGGTTAAGAATTCAAAAGAGCCAGTGCCACAGAAGACGATGGACTATTATCGGGAAGCGTATGATCCTGCGAATTACGCTAAGAAACTGAGTGAGTACACACAAGATCATTGGGGGGTGTCGATTGAGCCGTCCGCTGGTTAGGATTGTAATTCCGTTCGCGTCCAATGAAGCCGATAATGGGACGCAGTGTGAACTGGATCTGCGTGATTCGATTCTGAGACAATCTGGTCGTGGGGAAGTGTTCGATATTGAAATGGTTTTTGTTCTCCAGGAGAAGGCTGGGAAGGTTCATACGCTTCAGGATTGGAGTCCATTAGAGAACAAGGTCGTAATCTACAACGCTGATGAGTTTGATTACCCCAGTACGTTTCATCAGGCCGAAGAGGGATTCAAGCATTGTCTTGATTCTGAATTCTGTATGTATATGACGGCCAATGATACACTTGCTCCTTTTTTCATAGATTCTGCCATGAGACGAATGGGAGAATTGTCGGCCAAGGTTGTGTACGCTGATACATTGATAGTTGATGCTAGTCTGCATCCGATCCAGTGCGAAAAACCAGATTTTGAGTTCTTGCCATTTGAGTGGTTCAAGGGTGGGAAGCCAAGGGGTAACCCAGTCCCAGACGTTTGCTTGATTGATTGTTCGATCCTTGAACTTGTTCCATTTGAGTCTAAGTGGAAGCGGGCATCGTTTATGATCTGGTGGTTTCGGATCTGGGAAGAGTTTGGACACCTGGCATTTGGTTATGTGAATACAATTGGGTGTCTTTATCGGCATCACGAAAATCAGGCATCCAAAAATGACAAATGGCGTGATGAGGGTGGATTGATTGGAACTCGGTGGCTCAAGGGTCGCCCCTGGGTAAAGTGGACTGGCTATGCCGGAACTTGATCTTGACAGATATTGGGATGATCGTGGAATGGTATGTCCTCATGTGTCCCATGTGAAAGATTACGGATTGCATTATAACTATATGCAGACGTGGCTCTTGGACCGGATTGCTAAGCATACTACCAAGACATTGCTGGATTTTGGGTGTGGGGCGGGAGACATGTTTGAGTGCTGGCGTTCCGCAGGAGAGGTCTTCGCTTACGACAGATCGAGATCAATGCTTCATTGGGCACGTATCTTGTCTCGCCAGAAGGAATTGGGGTACAAATTTCTTGGGCCGGATTCGGCTAACAGGGGACTTGTTCCATACGAAGATAAGATGTTTGACTGTGTGGCGATGGTCAATGTTTTGCCGAACCTTACCGCCGAGCAATTCTCGGTATTTGCTAAGGAGTTACGGCGCATAAGTTTACCGGGGGCGCACTGGTTGATTGTGACATCTGACGTATTTGATGACACAGCATTGGATTACATGTGGAACCACAATTACGATGAGTTTTTGGGGAAAGACACGAAAATACTTGACGATCATGTCTTTAAACCGTATCGATATATAGAGGTTGTCTATGTCTGATGCTCGAACGGGACAGAAGCGGGAGGAACTTCAGCGATTCAAGGCCACGGCGATCTATGAGGACATTGTAGGTGCGATCAAGGAACACCGCCGTCAGTTGGTAATGAATCTTCTGAGTGCTGCACTGAGGTCACACGATCCCAATGTCAGAGTGATAGCTGAGGCGATTTTTGTTGATACGACATTTGACAGGGAATTAAGAAAACTCGAATCTCCCAACAACTTTAAGGGGAGAGTTGATATTAAAGAGGAGTCAAAGCAGTATCGAGAGTATTCAACCCTACTAGATCTGGATTTTGAGCCAGATCAGGAGTACGCATGACTGACAAATCCCCGGAAACGGGAGAACCTGCGAACAAGGCTTTTGCCGCGCAGAGACATCGGATCTCTGAATTAGAGCGACTTGTTGAAGATCTCCAGGGAAAGATTGACGAACAGGATTCTGGAGATCCTACGACTGCCGGTCTGAAGAAGCAAATCCGTGACATGGAACGGCGCATTGACCAACTCTCACTTCAAGGCGTAGACAACGAAAAGATTGAGGAAGTCATGGCTGAATTCCCCTGGATAAAGTCAATTTCGAATAAGGCGGAACGTATCCAGGCCGTGAAGGACATTATCGACCGTACCCAGCGGGTCGAAACAAATGCTGGCGATCCCCATAACACTGGGAGAAGTAAGTCGGAAGCGGCTACTCAAGCTCATCTGACAGGCGGGGGACCGTCAGCAGGAGGGGCGTCATCCAGATCTGATTATGATCGGGATTACGCGAAGTTTGAAAAGGATATGGGAGAAGCGAAAAACCAGACAGAACGCAATGCTCTTGCTGATGCTTGGTCGCAGAAGTATCCCGACGAACGACCTCTGTAGGTGTCTGAAAAGGTTTGTGTAGCCATAGCATTTGTTTAACCTCCCATTGAAAGGGGGGTAGATATGGCTGCGGCAGCCACAACTACCACTTCAACCTTGTCAACAGCGATGAAGACGTATTATTATAATACGTTCCTCTCGCATTTCAAGGAACAGTTGGTCCTTCAAGGAATGGGCCAACCTGCACCACTCCCTTTGCATTCTGGTAAAACGGTCAACTGGTTTCGTTATCATCCATTTGCAGTCGTCACGTCGGCGGCTACTAACGAGGGTGAAACAGATACCGGCACCGGCCAACATATAAGGGATTCACTGGATTCAATGTCGAATCCACCGTCGAAACGTGGAACGATCAGTTTGAATTCTCCGAACTGCTTTACCTCACGTCCCGCGATCCATTCTTGGCGCGTGGTACGGAACTCATTGGTCAACAGGCCGCAGAGTCAATCGAGCGTGAAACACTCCGAGTGTTGTGCGAATACAACATTTGGCCGATTGATGCGCGTCAGGTTCTTGTTTCTGGCGAAGATGTTACCGCCTATGTGAACGAGGGAATTGTTCTTTCCTCTGTCGAATCAACCACGGCGGCAGCCAGCTACATCATCCATACCGAGGCTCCAAGTTCTGCTTATGGGATGACATTCTCCAACCTCACTCTTTCAGATTCAATTCTGACGGGTGGCTGGGTGTGTGTGTCCAAGGGCGCTGGATATGGATATTGCAGTCGTATTACGGACTTCGTTTCCGACAACCAGGAATTGACTCTATCGATTGCTCCGCCTGAGATGCTTCAGTCTCAGGGGGACGGGAACCCGACGCAATTAACTGTGTGTCAGCCATTCAATCTCACCATGACTTCGGCAGCTCTGATTACGACCGCAGTTCTTCAGAAGGCTGAGGAAGTGTTGTTTAAGAATGGTGCCCCGACGTTTGAGGATGGTAATTTCCGGGCCTACATTCAGCCTCAGATTTACCGTCAGCTTTTGTCGGATGCGAGCTGGAAACTATCGATCCAGAATGATCAGGGATCGGCTGGTTTGCGGAACAATGACCTTGGCGTTTGGTCGCGGACGCGGTTTATGCGGGCCACCACTGGTGCGCGTTATGCCAAGACCGCGATGACGCTGAATGCGTTCAGCGCAACTGCTGGAAACGTGTTTGTAACGCTGGTTATGGGTCGTGATGCGTTTGGTGTTGTGGCTCTTGAAGGGCGCGGTATGCCTGAGATGAATATCAAGATCCCGAATCCGAATGACAACAACACGGCGAACGTGAATAACCTGTACGGACGTGCAGGCTGGAAGATGTACTGGAAGGTGCAGCCTCTCAATGCGAACTTCTGCGTTGGCATCTTCTCGTATGCGTAACCCCTAACCCTGGGGGCGGGACGGTGTGCCCGCCCCCTTGGATTAAGCCATGACTTTAGCAGACCTTAAAAAGTATTTGAAGTCAGTCAGATCCGCTGGGCTAACCGTTCCGCAGATAGATGATATTGTGAATGTATCAGTGGAGGCCGGGTTTGCTCAGGTGTGGGGAGCGTATGAGTGGAAGGTCCGTAGGGCAGAAAACACATCTTTGACTTGCACTTCAGGTCAGGCGTATACAATTCTCCCTGATGACATGGAGAGCATTGATGCTATTACAGTCATAAATGGTACACAATCATGTTGGGTTGATCTAACTGGCGAAGTTGATTTTGAAATAGATTACCCAAGGCCATCTTCCTACTCAACTGGGCAACCGGCTATTGGGAAGGTTGTATACAACTCCGCTCAACAGGGAAACCGTTGGAGAATCTATTGGAGTCCAGTCCCAGGTTCGGGGTATTCGCTTCGTGTTATCTACCAACGGATTGGCAGTGAAGCTCTGATACCGCAATTGCCAAGCTATATGCTGGTGGCAGTTGTGGATCGATGTTTGGAGTATGTGTTGCCTCCAGGCAATGAGCGGATGTTGCAACACCAAGCGGCGGAGGCGAGTTTACGAAAGGCCATTCAAGCCGATGAGACGGTCAGTGGGCCACCACAATTCCTTGGTGTAGATCCGGGATTCAACTCTGGTGCATTTGTTGGTGGTTCTGGGGATGATGGCAGCTATTTGGAGGGAAGACCGTGGTTGCTTTAGAGGAAAACTGGGAACGCTGGTTGACAGCCCTACTTCTATTGGCTTTGGCTTTCGTGCTGTGGTCGCCCAACGCCTTCGGCCAAACCATGAACAACACCCAGGTCGAGATGAAGTATCTTCTGCGTGATATGTCCGCAGAATTGCAGACCACGTATCTGCCTGACACAGCATTGGTTAGGATAATCAACACGTCACACAGGGCGGTTGCCTTGCTTTTGGGGTCATTCACGGCCCTTGAGAGCGATACGATCATCTGTTCACAGGGTAAGACTCAGTACAGTATTGCTCCATCGTCACCATTTACTCCCATGCGTGGGAGTGTTTCTGGCGTATCACGTCGCATAGAGACAAACCAAGGCGGTGGCGATGTTGGATTCATTGAGATTAGTCCAAGTCAGATTGGAAAATTGGGAGAGGGAGTCATACCCAACAGTTATGCTGTTCGCGGCAACCAACTCCTTCTGGGCACGGCTCCGACGGGTAGCGATACATTGTTCGTCTACTTCAGCCCGGTTACTCCGCTCTTGGATGCTGTTACCGACACGCTGACAATCGCTCAAGAGGATCAACCGGCAATGATCTTCATGGCCCTATCCATGATATATGGTCGGGATCATCAGGTTCAATTGGCGCAGATGTACTGGCAGATGGCACAGGCGATGATCGCGGCTAAGAAGCCCAAGGTTGAGGCGGCACCATGAGGAAATACTGGGCACAGGTTTTACTGCTTCTCGTGATTGCGGGACTGCTCCTCGGTGCGGTGACGAACGAGGATTATGTGGCCGTGCGGGTGGATAACTTCAATGGAATAGGTGGTGGGGAATATTCGGGTGATTTCAGTAGGCCAACCGATATGGTCAACTTTGAAATAAAGAAAGGTGCGGCGGGATCGTATTTAAGCCAGCGCCGTGGGTTTGGCAAGCTCTATAAGGGATTGCCTCACGGATATGCGGCAACACACTTATCCTTATTTCAATCTTCGAGTCAAGAATGGCTTGTCGTAATCGCTAATGATACTCTCTGGACAGCGAACGATCCAGATGAAGACTGGAGTGCTAAGGCGGAGATGACGTTTAATCCCTTTCATAAGGGGTTTATGTTTAAGGATACCCTGATACTTTCTGGGTCCAGTGATATTATGAAGATACCTCCATTCAATGATGACTCACTTGAAACGGATTGGGATTATGCGATTACAACCCTACATCAGGATCGCGTATATGGTGCTGGAGCGGGTGGAAAGATTGTCTGGGGGGCGGAGTTCGATATTGGCTTTAGTGCGGCAACGTGGCTTACGAATGACAATGCTGGGTTTGTTTATGTGGGGAGTAGCGACGAAAAAATCTGGGCACTGCACAGTTTAGGGGGAAACCTGGTAGCATATACGAGTCGCTCCATCTACTACATAACAATATCACCAACAACTAACGAACCCTATGAAGTTGTTCGCATTAATGCTAATATAGGTGTTTTGAACAATGATGCTGTTACAAGTTACGGGGGGAAACATTATTTTATCAATGAAGATCGTGGTGTATTTTCATTTGATGGTGTGAATGTAAAATGCATATCGAGGGCAATCGACGATTGGTTTTCAGATTCTACCTATTCCAGTGGAAGTGCTGGTAATGATGCATGTATTGTTGGGACGGGTGGTAAGCTATTTGTATGCTCTCCGATTGCCGGAACAGATGCGGAGGACGGTCGCCTGTTTGTTTATGATATAGAAGGCGGAACGTGGACCAAATTTACAATGCCAGTGAGTCGGCTCATGTTGGCCTATCAACGCGGTGATGGGACCGCTCTCAAATTACCCAATGATGTATCGACGCGAGACGGTGACTATAAGTTGATATTTACATCAGAGAAGACATTCGACGATACGACACATGTGTTTATCTACCCGTGGCTAAACGAAGACACGGGGAAATCAATTACCAGTCAGTACATGGTTCGCGCTACCGACCTCGGCGATATGTGGCATCGGAAGCAAATCGTGAGGGCTTCAGTTGCTCTACAAGAGTCTGATGCCACGGGAACTGTTTCGTTGAAATGGTATGCTGATTCGGCTGTTGCTGGGGGGATTCAGAACAGCTTTAATGTAAGAAGCGTTCCCACGGTTAGGCACCAGCGGGTTGATCCTCGTGTTGAGGGAAGTGCGATAGGTTTTCAGTTGATCACAACGTCATGTGACAGTTTGCAGATTTATGGGATTGAGTTAGGCATAAGGAGACTTGGCGGTGGCTTACAAGATTAGTGCAATAGCGTTGTTGCTTCTCGTGCTGGTGGCATGTGTTGCCGCGCAGGAGAAGCCGCGTCCCTGGACGCCGAGCGATTCGACGGGGTACATTACGGCGGCGGACCTTGACTTGCTGTCCTCGGAGATATACGACCGTGTACGCCAGGAGTTTGCGGCGGTGATTGATTCGCTGGTTGGGCGGGATACGACATTGGGTGGAGATGTGGGAAATTATCTACGGAGTGACAGAAAAGATACCACTCTCAATGGGTTGGTCCTTGGTACTAATCCACTGACAACGGATTCATTGAGGGGCGGGGGATCTGATGTAGTGGGCCTCTTAGGAACTCTGCGGACACGGAATGCGATAGCTTCGGCTGGTGCCACTATACATTTATACGAAGGAAGAGACAACGGGATTGCCTATGTCGGGATAGCTGCTCCCGCTGCCATATCTTCTTCGCCTGACAGTACGTGGACGTTGACACTCCCACTAAGCAGGGGGCAGTCGGGTCAAGTTCTTGTTACCGACGGGGCTGGCGTGACACATTGGATGACACTACCGTAATAAGGAAATAATTATGCCAATCAAGAAGACTCAAAAGACGGCGACCGACGAGTTGCTGGACCCGAACATCGACCCTGTTACGGGGTTGCCTAAAACATCGTCTACGACTGGGACACCCGTTGATCCGATGAAGGTTGCTCCATTGCCCGAGACTACGGCGACCGAGGAACTGATTACGCCGACTGAGACAGCGGATCAGACTACGCAGACAACCGATACGTCTATGGCGGCTGGGGCCGGTGGCGATGTTACGACCGATGCCGTCGAAGGAGATCAGGGTTGGGTGGTAGACTGGGATTCTGATTGGAGTTCAAAGCAGACTCGCAGTGAGGGATTATTCGAAGAGGGCGGGTATCGTATTTCATGGGAAACCCCAGACTCATTCACGGTTAATGATGTTAGTGGGAATCCCGTTACCTTACAAACAGAAGTCCTTGAGATATACAGTGATGATTGGAACTTTGCCCTTAACCGTGACGGTATCCCCGACCGGGGGGCGACAAACTACGATTACCCAATCGTTTTAGGTCTTCCCCCCTCTTGGTTGGGTGGGATACAATTAGACTACTGGAACAAGGGGAATGATGAAATCCGCACACTGGCCGATCAACTTCGTGAAAATCGACGCCAGTATCACATGCTACAAAACAGGAATGCAGATGATGGTCGTCTAAGGGTGGCCTCAAATGAGGCGGCCCAGAAAATAGTAGACAGAATTAAGATGATTCAACAACGCCAGCGAAACACCATTTCTATCGCATCGAGTCAGTCGGCGCAAGATACAACGGACGTCGCAGAGGATACATTTATGAGTTTACATCCAAATGGTCACGCGCCCGAGGGGTACACCCAGCAGCAATGGGATGCCCTAAGTCCAGATGAGATAGCGGCTATGAACACAGCTGCTGGCGGCAAAAAGACTTCCGAGATCATTGGTACTGGTGCAAAAAAGACTACCACCGCTACTACCGCCGAAGATCCTCTTGGGAAGAAAGTTTTGGGTGGTACCGACACCGATCCGACCGATCCGACCGATCCGGCCGATCCGACTGATCCGACCGATCCGACTGATCCGACCGATCCGACTGATCCGACCGATCCGACCGATCCGACTGATCCGACTGATCCGACCGATCCGACTGATCCGACCGATCCGACCGATCCGACTGATCCGACTGATCCGACCGATCCGACCGATCCGACCGATCCGACCGATCCGACCGATCCGACTGAGAAAATGTCTTGGGACGACTTCACCAACAAGATATTCACGGCTGGTGGGGATCTCGATCCTGATGCAATAGCCAACCTGACTAATGATCCGGCGTTCGATCAGTTAATCAAGAAACTCTTGACCACATCTGGCGAGTTGTCGGCAGAGGAAGAGTCCGTTATTCGCCGTACCGTTGGAGAAGCTACCCAGCGAGCATTGTCGAATGCTTCTGCCAGGA